TTAGTACAATTATTTTTTCCGCTGACGCACGAGGGGTAACATACGCAAATGGACTCTGGGTTGCCGTTGGAGATGGTACAAACAGCATCGCAACAAGTCCCGACGGAGTTACTTGGACCGGCCGTACACTTAAAACCATTTTTTCTACTCGCGGATATGGTGTTGCGTATGGCAACGGGCTATGGGTTGCCGTTGGTAATGGTACAAACTTCATTGCTACTTCAACCGATGGTATTAATTGGATTGGTCGTACAGGTACTTCCATTTTTTCTACTTTTGGATTTGGTATTGCTTATGGAAATGGACTCTGGGTTGCGGTTGGACTAGGTACAAATAGCGTTGCGACAAGTACAAATGGTATTGATTGGGTAGGTAAGAGTAATTCTATTTTTTCTACTGACGGGCGGAGTGTAGCTTATGGCAATGGACTCTGGGTTGCCGTTGGACAAGGTACAAACAGTATTGCGACGAGTCCCGATGGGATTACTTGGACCGGTCGTACAGGTCTAACCATTTTTAATACTCGCGGATTCGGTGTAGCATATGGTAATGGACTCTGGGTTGCTGTTGGTGAAAGTACCAGCGATAACATTGCGACGAGTACCGATGGGATTGTATGGACCGGTCGCACGGGTACTTCCATTTTTTCTGCTCGCGGATTGGGGGTAACTTATGGCAATGGATTATGGGTTGCCGTTGGTGATGGTACAAACACCGTTGCTACTTCAACAAATGGGATTGATTGGGTAGGTCTTAGTACAACTGTTTTCTCTACTCGCGGAGTCGGCGTAGCATTCAAAAACGAGGTTTTATAATCCCTTAGAAAAAAACATGATTATCAACTATTTAGAAAAACATTATAGAGCTATCATTTATAATGCCTTTCAACACATTTAACTCGGTGGCCAGGTTGCCGAATAAAACGGGGGGGGGGTAACTGGGCTCTGGGTTGCTGTCGGACAAGGTTCATTCATAGCAAAAAGTTCAGATGGAAATCTGTGGTCACAAGCTGGTAATGTTGGTGGTATTACTGGTTACGGATACGGCGTAGCCTACGGTAAAGATGATTTAGGTCAAGGTCTCTGGGTTGCTGTCGGCGATGGCTCCGGAATTGCAAAAAGTTCAGATGGAAATCTGTGGTCACCTGCTGGAAATGTTGGTGGTATTACTGGTGGGCGTGGCGTAGCCTATGGTAAAGATGGTGCGGGTCAAGGTCTCTGGGTCGCCGTCGGCCTAGGCTCATTAATAGCAAAAAGTACAGACGGAAATATTTGGTCACCCGCTGGTTCATTCGGTAGTTTTAATACTTTTGGATTAAGTGTAGCCTATGGTAAAGATGGTTTAGGAGGTAATTTATGGGTTGCCGGCGGAGATGGTAGTCTCATAGCGAAAAGTACAGATGGAAATCTGTGGTCAACCGCTGGCAACGTTGGTGGTATTACTACTTATGGACGCGGTGTAGCCTACGGCAAAGATGGAGCAGGTCAAGGTCTCTGGGTTGCCGTCGGAAACGGCGGACTCATCGCCAAAAGTTCAGACGGTAATCTTTGGTCACAAGCTGGTAATGTTGGTGGTATTACTACTGGATATGGCGTAGCCTATGGAAAAGATGGTACTGGTCAAGGTCTCTGGGTTGCTGTCGGCGATGGCTCCGGAATTTCAAAAAGTTCAGATGGAAATCTGTGGTCACCCGCTGGAACTGTCTCTGGCGTAAGTGGTAAAGGTGGTATTACTGGTGGGCGTGGCGTAGCCTATGGTAAAGATGGTACAGGTCAAGGTCTCTGGGTCGCCGTCGGCCTAGGCGGACTCATAGCAAAAAGTACAGACGGAAATACTTGGACTGCTGCTGGAAATGTTGGTGGTATTATTACTGCTGGACGCGGCGTAGCATTCAAAAACGAGATAGTATAATTCTCTGAAAAACATAATTACCAACTATTTAGAAAAACATTATAGAGCTATCATTTATAATGCCTTTCAACACATTTAACTCGGTGGCCAGGTTGCCGAATAAAACGGGGGGGGGATAACTGCTAACTGGGTTGCCGTTGGTGATGGTACAAACACTATTGTGTCTAGTATTGATGGGAATATATGGACCGGTTTTAGCAATTCCATTTTTTCTCTCGGATACGGTGTCGCTTATGGCAAAGATGGAACAGGTACGGGTCTCTGGGTTGCAGTTGGTTTTGGTACAAACAGCATCGCAACAAGTCCAGATGGAACTTCTTGGACCGGTAGCACGCTTAAAACCATTTTTTCTACCGGATACAATGTTGCTTATAGAAATGGACTCTGGATTGCTATTGGTTCAGGTACAGACAGCATTGCAACGAGTCCGGATGGAATTACGTGGACCGGGCGCACGCTTACAACCATTTTTTCTACCGGATACAGTGTCGCTTTTGGAAACGGGCTATGGGTTGCTGTTGGTTCAGGTACACACAGCATTGCAACGAGTCCGGATGGAATTACGTGGACCGGGCGAACGGGTACTTCCATTTTTTCTACCGGATACAGTGTCGCTTTTGGAAACGGGCTATGGGTTGCTGTTGGTTCAGGTACAAACAGCATTGCAACGAGTCCAGATGGGATTACTTGGACTGGTCGTACGCTTAAAACCATTTTTAATACTTACGGACGTGGTGTTGCTTATGGAAATGGGCTCTGGGTTGCGGTTGGTTCAGGTACAAACAACGGTATTGCGACGAGTCTAGATGGAATTAGTTGGGCCGGTAAGGGTAGAGTCGTTCTCAATGCTTACGGACATGGTGTTGCTTATGGAAATGGAGTCTGGATCGCCGTTGGTAGCAGTACCATCAGCACAATTGCGAAGAGCCCCGATGGGGCTCTATGGAGTGGTGGTGATAATAGTATTTTTCCTAGTCCAGGACGCGGCGTCGCCTTCAAAAACGAGATAGTATAATCCCTAAAAAACAAAATTGCCAACTATTTAGAAAAACATTATAGAGCTATCAATTATAATGCCTTTCAACACATTTAACTCGGTAGCCAGGTTGCCGAATAAAACGGGGGGGGGGGGTAAGCGTAAGCGGTGCTAACTGGGTTGCGGTTGGTGAAGGTACAAACATAATTGCGACAAGTATTGATGGGATTATATGGACCAATAACGGTACTTCCATTTTTTCTACTAGTGGTCGTGGAGCCGCTTATGGCAATGGACTCTGGGTTGCCGTTGGAATAGGTACCAGCCATACCATTGCGACAAGTCCTGATGGGATTGTATGGACTGGTCTTAGCAATTCCATTTTTTCTCAGAATGGATTAGGTGTAGCATATGGTAATGGGCTCTGGGTTGCCGTTGGTACAGGTACAAGTCATACCATTGCTACAAGTCCAGATGGAATTATATGGACTGGTAAGGGTAAAACTATTTTTTCTACTGCCGGACGCGGTGTTGCTTTTAATAATGGACTCTGGGTTGCCGTTGGAGAAGGTACAAACACTATTGCAACAAGTTCCGATGGAATTATATGGACTGGTATCAATACTAGCGTTTTTTCTACTCGCGGATACGGTGTCGCTTATGGCAATGGACTCTGGGTTGCCGTTGGTGAAGGTACAACAAACACCATTGCTACGAGTCCGGATGGGGTTGTATGGACCGGTAGGGGTAAAACCATTTTTTCTACTCGCGGATACAGCGTTGCTTTTGCCAATGGACTCTGGGTTGCCGTTGGTTATGGTACAAACAGTATTGCTACGAGTCCCGATGGAATTGTATGGACCGGTCTTAGTACAACTATTTTTTCTACTGCCGGGTATGGTGTTGCTTTTGGTAATGGATTATGGATTGCCGTTGGTGATGGTTCAAACAGTATTGCGACAAGTCCAGATGGAGTTGCGTGGACCGGTCGCACGCTTAAAACTATTTTCTCTACTCGTGGATACGGCGTCGCATTCAAAAACGAGATTGTGTAGACCCTTAGAACAAGGTCCAACGGTTCTAAGAGGGGGTCTATATCGCAATCCCAATAAATAATATTCTTGGAATATTATTCATTTACGTAGTGTAAATATTTAGTGAAAATGCTCTTATCCCGAAGGACCTTTATCCAAGGAACTGACCTCCCTTCGGGAAGGAACTAACCTCCCTTCGGAAGGAACGACCCAAAGGGCCCGTTATACAGTTGATAATAATTCATCCACTGTGTATATAAATGATTTCGTCGTTCTCTACGATGGGACAATTACCAAAAAAAACGGGAGTGCCTGCGGCGCCTGTCGTAGGTGGAGGTACTTGGGTTGCCGTTGGAGGAGGCTCGGTAATCGCAACAAGTCCGAATGGAAAAGATTGGACAGCGGTTACATCACAAAGTGGTTCAACTGGAAGTATTGTTGTGGGATATAGTGTAGCATATAATGGAACTGATAGATGGATTGCCGTTGGCACTAGCACTGGATCAAAAATCGCAACTAGTACAAATAACATTACATGGACCGCAATTACTTTTACTGCTCTTGGTGGTCTTACGAATGATGTGTATGACGTAGCATATGCCAATGGAAGATGGGTTGCCGTCGGGCTGGGTTCAATAATTGCGTCAAGTACAAATGGAACTAGTTGGACAGCTTCTACTACAAAAGGCGGTATTACAAATGGACAAGGTGTCGCGTATGGCAATGGACTGTGGGTTGTCGTTGGCGCAGGTTCATATATTGCGACAAGTACTAATGGCACCGCATGGACGGCAGTTCCAGTAGGAACAAGAGGAAGTATTGGTTCTGGAACCGCCGTCGCCTATGGAAGAGACGGAACAGGTGCTGGACTGTGGGTTGCTATTGGTGGTGGACCATCGTTTGTAACAAGTCCAGATGGTACAAATTGGACAGATGTTATTTATAACCCGGTTGATTTTACAATTGGTGGTCTTACTGCTGCGTATGATATAGCATATGGTATAGATGTGTCGGGTATAGGACTCTGGGTTGCCGTTGGCGAAGGCTCCGCAATTGCAACAAGTACAGATGGTTCCAATTGGACAGCTGTTGCCGCACAAGGTGGTTCATTAAATGGGTTTAATTATGGTTCTGGCGTGGCATATGGTAACGGCTTATGGGTTGCTGTCGGTTCAGGCAATAATACCTCGATGATTGTAACAAGTCCAAATGGAATCAATTGGACTGCTACAGCATCAACCGGTGGTATTGGTACTTCTGTTGTTTCGGCCGTGGCGTTTAAACCATAGCCTCTTTACATATAATTATATTCCAACTGATATAATTATATTATTTAGCAAAACACCCCTTAGATATCCAACGAGACAATGTTCTTGTCGGACCCCTTGCGTCTTCGGCCCGAGGGAATGCGCGATCCGTTCAACGAGGTGACACTCACCACCGAATCGTCATCGCGGTTCTCGTGGATATCCACGGTCTTGGTCTTGAGCCCACTCAAGATGGAGTCCAAGTTGGTGTTCTTTGGACCGGACATTTCTGGCCTTGAAGACATTTCTGGCCTTTGCTCAGACCTTGAAGGCATTTGCTCTTGTCTCGGTTGTGGTGCCAAAGGCGGTCTCCTACTCGCCGAGTCAAAGCTATTGTTATTCAACTCTACGCCCGCCTCTTTGAACATTGACCCACGCACGGCATTGATACCACTATTGGCCGGCTGTTGTTCCGTAAATACCATCCCCGGGCGTTTTATTTGCGCCCTCGGGTCCACGGCCGCCGGAGGCGGCCCTTGTCGCCCGGTCGGTTCCGGATTCACCAAATTATTCGCAAAAGCAAACCCCGGACTCTGTTGCGACATGGAGCTTACCGTGGCGTTCGTGAATGCCTTCATCAGCTCGGGGCTCTGGCGAATCACATCATTGAACCCAGGTGTCGCCGAGGAGAGCGCGCGATTGGTGAAATTGACCACCGCCGCACTGAACCCCAGTCTCAACATCAGCGCAATCTCGGGCGCCAGTTTGCCTCCCTTGTATTTCTCATACAATTCCCCGAAAATCTCGTCATAGCTGTCTATGTCGTCGCTCACCTGTTCGCCCCAGCCGTCCAGATTCACGTCAAATGGGTTAAACGCGGAGTTGGCGTACTCAATCGTGTTGACCGCCGTCATAAACCACCAACTATAGAGTTTCGTGGATTCCTTCTTCTTCTTGTCCTCTAGCGCGGTCTCGTATTCGTCTTCTACTTCCTCGTAGGAACTGTCGTTGTTGAAATGGACGTGATTGCCGACGAGCCCCTTCTCCCTCCATTCATCTAGGCGCTTCATCATCAGGCGCTTCTTGCGCAACTTCTCGCGGTCGGTCATGCGCGACTGGACGGGGCGGTCGGGGATGTCGTTGAACTTCATAAAGCCATCCCAGGTCTTGTTGGTACCCGCGCCGGTTTCCTTGGTTGCTTGGCCGAGGCCGGAATCCGAAGGGGCAGAAGGGGTCGAAGGGGTTAAACCCTTGTCAGACCCGAATCCAAAGAAGTTGGAGATTCCACTGAGGACCTTGGTATCACCGTTACCGTTAGAAGAGCCATTGGAACCACCAGAAGAACCATGACTTTGTCCACCAGAGGATAGCTCATTCAGTTCATTTTCAAGGCTGCCAATATCGCCTAAATCAATGTTGGTCGCGTTGCCAGCGGATCGCTTCGTATTGTTCATCAACAACTCAATTCCCCCGCCAAAATTGACAGATTTGTTTGAAGAAGGCGCCGAATCATAATCGTCAATTTTGAGGCTGATGGGTTCCAAATTGTCTAAATTAATGTCAAAAGAATCCATTGCGTCGTCCTGATATTATTATCAAACAATGTTTATTTTTAAGTTCTCCGAGTACATTATTATATTTTCCCGTTTCAAATAGTAAACCCCCTGTAAAAAACAATCGGCCAAATCGTCCTTTTTCGTCGCCGCCTCTATGATTTGCCTAAAGGATGCGAGTAACGGGTTCGCCGCCATAAATTGGTGGCAAAATGCGATTCCATCCCGCTTGTGGTCCTTGTAAGTATTCGTCTCTTGCGCCTTATCAGCCTGCTGCACCTTATCGCCGAACCCTTTGAGTTTCCCCGCCGACGAAATGAAATCAATCTTCAAGCGGTCATCGGTATCGCGCATAATGAAATACTGGGCAACCATCCCTTGAATCGTGTTCATTCGCCCGGCAATCGGTGATATCTGGTTCTCCAAGATGACGTGGGTCGGCGTGTATCGGGAAAACACTTCGTCAAATTGCGCCTTGATGCGTTTCCCGATTTCCACTAAATGTATTTGGTTGGCGTTCTTGGACTTGGCGACGACCACCGGTACCAAGGTACGCGCCGCGAAATGGGCGACCACTTTTGCTAAAATATCGGGTTTCTTGTCTGTGGCCCCAATCGTAATGGCGTGTTTTACAGAGAGAGTCGTCAGTTCCTCTATCTTCATCTTCTTGAAAGCGGCGGCCGACAACTCCTTCGTCGGAATCAATTTGCCCGAGGATTTGGCGTGGGTCTTACAGAATCGTTGGTCCTCTCCATACGTGTAGGATGCTGTCTTTCCACACGGGCCGGAGGCCCTGGCTTTTGCGCAATTACATTGCGGTTTTTCCACGGCATCTTGGAGGGCCAGATTCGCGATTCCCCAGCCGACGATGGAGAGACCCTCGGTCCCGGTAGTAAAAACACAATAAGCGAGATTCTTGATACCGATATCAAAACTGACGATGGTGGAAGACATAGGAAACCTTGGCGCCACGTCTTTGAATCCTTGAACTGCCATAAGATTTATTGGTGTGGGTAAATTTCTGAATAATCCACTGAATCTGATACACGACTTGTATCTAACGGTGGACCAGAATCTAATAGCGGGTCCAATAGAGGCTCTCTTTGACAAACGCGCCAACAAAAATACACAGTCCCTCCAACATATGCTACTGAACTGGAAACAATGACCGAGATTATGACGGGGTCCATTTGCTATATAAGGTTGCGATTTCTATATGTTTTTTACACCAATGGATATATTCCCCAGCGTAAGTATATAGATGCTGACACCGGCGATTTCAATGCTCGTCTCCGAGTCGCTGTTGAGCTTATACCCCATATTTGTGAAAAAAATCGGCCTGACATTGGTCCATCAAGTCTGGGCGCGGCTCGTGGCCTACGTGGGCATCTCCGCGATATTCGTGAATTGGAGTTTTATTGGGTCCTCGCTTTTCACCGCGGATGCACTGATTCTCGCGGCAATCAACCTCTCTCACATCTTCTTTTCTTATGAAGGTTTTCGCAATTTGGATTCGGGTGTTTCGTTTGCCATATTCAATACGTATCCGTTGATGATATTGCTGATTGCGGGGGTGATGTGGAACAATGTGTATTTGCTGGTTTTGCTGGGACTTGCGCTGTTTGTTCTAGGTGAAAGCGCCCCTGAAAGGGGTGCGACTGATGAAGACAAGAAAGAGAAAACTGATTCCACCTACGGTATTGCGATGGTTCTACTCGCGGCATTAACCGAGGCGCTTATCTATTTTATGGTCCGCCGAATCAAAACCAACAACCATTGGAACCACGTATTCCTCTCTTATTTTGTCGGTTTTATAGCTTTCACTGGATATTTATTGGTAAAAGGTAATGACCTACCCATAAGTGAAACGAGTCTGCCAAGAATGGGTTTAGCAGTTGGTCTGAACGGGTTCATCGGCGCAGGGGCTTATTTCTTGCGATTCTTTGCGGCCTCTAACTTGGCGGCATCCATATTCGCCCCGCTGGCCTATTTCGGGATGGTGATGTCCTATGTGTATGGAATCGTTTTCAACCAGGAAACCTTGTCGTGGGAAAAGGTGGGAGGCACGCTTTGTATTTTGGCGGCGAATTATCTTTCACCAAAGACGTAGTCTGACTGGAAGACGTAGTCTGACTGGAAGACGTAGTCTGACTGGAAGACGTAGTCTGACTGGAAGACGTAGTCTGACTGGAAGACGTAGTCTGACCAAAATAAACATTACAACAAAGCATAAAGCCACCTCTCAAAAACCTATAACATGTGCGACGCCATCATTGAAATAAGCAAGGGTTCCAATATGAAATACGAATACGACAAAGAGGCCGAATGTCTCCGTCTAGACCGCATTCTCCACAACTCTAATGTATTCCCCTACAATTATGGTTACATTCCGGGGACACTTTCCGACGACGGCGACCCCCTAGACATCATTATCTTGTGCGAATATGCCATCCATCCGGGTACGATGGTCCGCTGTAAAATCATCGGCGGAATAATGACAACAGACGAGAGCGGGGGCGACCACAAGATATTGGCGGTGCTTCACGACAAATGCGACCCGAAGTCGGCGCACATTAATGATGTCAGCGATTTGAACCCATATACGCTTGAATGTATCCGGTATTTCCTGGCACACTACAAGGATGGGGAGAAAAACAAGTTCATCCAGATGGGGGAGACGTATGGGCGAGAAGAGGCGAACACGATTGTGGTGGAATCGCACATTTAAGCGACCCCTTCAGGGGTCCGAAGGGGTCCGAAGGGGTCCTTCGGAGAACAAGTATTTTCCAAGAACAACATAGAAATAACAACCCGATTCTATCAATGTTGTTCCGAGAAATTATCCCCGAAGATTACTACAATGGGTACACCGAATTGATGTTTGAGTTTTCCAAATACGATAAAAAGGTGAGTTTTGAAGAGTTCACCGAATACATCAGTCGTCGCGACTTGGTCCGCATTATCGTCGCAATAAAAGACAACCGGATTGTCGGCGCTGGAACCATTTTCAAACTGGATAAATTACACTACAAGCCTGTAGGGCAAATAGAAGATGTCATTATTACGGAACGGCATAGAGGCACGGGAATCGGAAAACAAATCATTGACAGACTGGTGGACCTAGGATTGACCAAGTTTTATTGCTACAAAGTCATTTTGAATTGTTTGGAGAAGAATCGTGGATTCTACAACAAATGTGGCTTTGAAATGATTGGACTGGAAATGCGATATGTGATAAATAAATAATCAGTTGGAACAACTAATATTATGGATATGCCATAATATTATTCATAAGTCGTGTGATACACTTTATAAGCATAATTCTTCCACGATTAGAAGCTCGTCCAACGTATTAATACCCCGGACGGTATGCCTCTCTTCATCACCAATCGGACACATTTCCACAATGATTCTCGCCGAAGTTGCCAGCTCCACAATGTCCGTCAAATAGTATTCGCGCTGGGCATTCTCATTTTGGATGAGAGGTATAAAATGGTGCGCAAAATACCCCGAGAACGCATAAATGCCGCAATTCACAACCGTACACGCCAATTCTTCCTGAGAACAGTCTTTGTGTTCAACGATTTTAACAAGATAACCTTCATGGTCGGTAATAATTCGCCCATAGCCACTCGGGTCATCGGCGTTCATTGTTAGAACGCGAACGAAAGGCACTGCATTATCGTCGGATTCTTCTTTCTCGGAACCTTTGACCATCATTTCAATGGTTTCGCGTCGGATAAGCGGCACATCGCCCGACAATACAACGACCCGACTATCGTGTTCAATTTGCGGCAAACAACAAGCAATCGCATGGCCCGTGCCGAGAGGCGGGTCCTGGACCACATATTCTATGGCAACATCCGTGTATTTCTCAATGGTGTCTTGAATAACATCTCTAAACTTGCCAACAACGACCAAGATACGAACATCCGGGGGAAGCGAACGCAAGATACGCACAATCATCGGAATGCCCTTTACGGGATGGATGACCTTGGGCAAATCGGAGCCCATACGTTTGCCGAGTCCGCCGGCCATAATCACGACAGTTGGATTCATTTGGAATCTTATGGTACAATAGGTTTATGTAGATTTTTCTAAATATCTAATTACACCATTTCACGAATAACTTTTTCATTGGTCATAATGATGCCACGAAACATAATCGTGCTCTACCCATTCTTCCGGCGACCAGCGCCCCGCGTTCGCCCAAACTAATTCCCTGATTTCAACTTCGTCCAGCCGCGTCTTCATAATGTAGTGGAAATAGAGCTCATATTCGGACGCTCCCGACCCAATTCCGTGCTGTAATTCTTTTTTTACACATTCCAAGAACGCTTCCCAGAACCGCTTGCCTTTGTGTTCAGCCTCTACGATTCGGATGATTTCCTTAACCACCTTGGTCTCAAAGAGCATATGATGGCAAATGCCCGAGAGTTCATAGGTGCGCGTGAAAACGGGTGCGAGTCGCGCCATATGTTCAAAATACGGCGGATGATATTCGTGCGCGAAGTTGTAGAGGCATTTGCCATCGCCAGTTTCAAACCGTGTAGGGTTCACGAAAAACGTGTCGGCATCTACTACCAAGTAGCGGTCCAATAACCCATCCAAGTAGGCCCAGGCGTACATTTTAATGAGCTGCTGAAAATACCAGCCATTGCGGCTATTCGCGCCGTGATAGACGGACACAGTATTTTTGGAGAAGGGGAACACAGATTCTGGAACGACAATAATAGAGGTATCTTCTACCGGATCTATAACACTTGGGTCAAACGCCACAACATAGATGCGCCGATACCCAATCACATATTTCTGCGTATGTTCTAATTGTAAAGCAAAATGCTTTGTATCATTGGGTCCGAGAGGGATGACGACGTCAAACATTGTATAAAATAGAGGCGACCCTCTATTTTGTATTCCGGTAAAAATAATTATGGGTAGTCCAAATAATATTTTAGAAAATAAGAGTGTATCAACAAATCTTGGACAACAACAATATCAAAAAGGTGTTGTATGACATTGTGTAAAATTATTTATCAAAATTGGGTTGATAAATAAAAACATATGATTTTATGAAAGGATGCCCCTACGGATAAGCGAAGCGGAGCTTCGGTCGCTCCACCCGAAGCGATGCTTATAAGTCATTCGCCGAGATACCATCATCAAACACCTCCGCATCTCGTTTCGCCGAGTATTCATCGCGCTCATACTTGATACGCACCCCAGTCCACGCCCCCTTCTTTTCGTATTTGCCAAACTGCTGGTCCATCTTCGCATGTACTTCCTTCGGGCTCGGCGCTCCTTTGCCATAGGTGCTCATATACCACACCGCAAACTCATTGTTCAGCACCGTCTTCTTGATTTCACTACCCGCCTCCACGACAATCTTCTCGCGAATAAACTCCGCGATGAAATCCTGGCTCTCCTGGTAGGCCTTGCTCGCCGACAACACAATGTCGCAATCCTTCACCATTCCATTTGTCTTGAACGCCCGCTCCACCAACAGCGACATAAATATGAACTTCCAATAAACAAACTTATCCACAATCGTGCCATCCACCAAGAACTGGAACGGCTTGTCTGGGTCACCATGAACCGGATTCTCCGTGAAGAGCGACTCAAACGGCACCACGCGAATACGACGCCACGTACCGTAATCCTGACTCTTCACTTCCATCATCACGTTACTACACAACACCAACTTGAATTGCGGCAAATAGACCAGCGTCTTGGCCATGTATGGCGCACGGCACTGAATCGGGTCCAAACCACTCGTCAGCTGTTTGAGCGGACCTTCCAGAATCGCGTCTTTCTTGGACGGCTCCATGATGACTGCATACCGCACGCCCTTCAATTCCGCCAATTCCGCCGCGGTGCCGCCCACTTTCGCGCGGTCCTGCGTAATCACCGACAGCGGCACGACCCCCTTGTATTCGCCCATCATCTCATCCATCAGCGTCGTTAGAACCGACTTGCCGTTACGACCTTCACCGATATACATATGAAACGTCTGCTTGTCGGGCGTACCGAGCAACACCGACGCCAAATGGTCCCACATATATTCGCGCAACTCGGGACGCGGGAACAGCTTGGACATAAAGTCCTCAATCTCGCTGATAACGGTCCCGTCCTTTTTGCGGTCAATCGGTTTGTAATCCATGTTCGTGGATTTGCTCACATAATCCTCGGGCAAACCCCTGCGAAATATCTTCTCCTTGAAATCCACCACGCCGTTCTCAAAACATAGCAAATAGGGATTCGTGTCCAGCTTCTCCATGAATTGCGCGTCGTGGAACAGCTCCTTCGCCTCCGTCATGATGTTCTTCTTGTCGCTCGTGCTCATCAAGCGCAAACAGATGTCGCAGATTTTCTCCGTCTTTTTCGTCACTTTTTTCCGCGTGTCGGCGACGGCCTCGTCGTCTTCATCCAGCGTATTCGCGAACGCGGACAACTTGGATATCTTGTCCATATAAATGTCATAGAGTTCAGTTGAAATCGCCTTTCGCAAGGTGGTGCCCGAGTCAATCTCCACCCAGCGATGATTGTGGAACTTGTACCAAATGTTGTGCTTGATGCTGACACACACGTATTCGTCCTTGTACAACTGTTTGAGCACATTCGCAATCTGGAAATCGCCGCACGGTTTGCTGAACTTCTTATTCTTGTCGCCAAACTCGTCCATCATTGAGTCTAGTGTTTTATCAATGTAATAATCCACGCTCTGTTTGCGCACATCCTGGAACCGGGCAAATGCGTCCTGCTTTGACCAATACATGATGGACCGCCGCGTGAGCGCCACGTCGCCCTTACACGAGAATCGCTGCCAAGAGACGTACATGTCGCCAATGTCGGCGAACTTGAACCCCGGCGCCTGTGCGCTGAATGCGACCCACGTGATAAACATCACGTTACACATCTCGGAGAGCGCCATGCCGACGCGAATCCATTTGTCGTAGCTGCCCGCGCCATAATATTTATCGGGCAAGGTCATCGTGTAATAATGCGTCTCCACCAGTTCGTAGTCGCGCACCCCCATCTGGTCAAGATTCGCCTGGACGACCAAGTCCAATTCGTCGCGCGTTTTCACCTGTAATACCGCGTCTATGAGTTCGCCACCCGCGCCGCTGGTGAGCGCAAAGAGTGAGTTCGTGGAAACGCGTTTTTTCATTCCTCCGCCTGCCGCCAAATTCGTGTTTGTTAAAGATATCATTGTATTGTAAATTGGATATCCTGAGTTTCGCGCCGAAAGTTTTTCAATGTTTTGGGCAATGTTGAACTTATCGAGAGGCACAGGTTTTGTGATGAACTCCTTGTCGCCGGGGTCAAATATGTTCTCGTAAATATGCGTGAGTTTATACGGCTTGTGGTTCGGTTTGCGGCTCCCATATAGTTGCCAATTTGTGTTCCCCGTGCTGATTGTCTTGTCAAACACGTCTTCCCACGAATTTTGGAGCGGCAAGGAACCCCACATCGCCGCGACCTTCTTCAAAACACGTTCGCGAATGGTCATTTGTATGCCGTGGTCCGCCTTGATTCCAATCAGCATATGGATGCCGTCTTTTGTGATAGAGGCGTCGGGCGCCTCATTGTTATATATGCGATTTACCTCGTCTTTTTCCATTACATAGATGTAGAAGGGCGTGTCGTCAAAGTCAAACACCTCCTTCAAAATGTCTAAATAGGCGACCACGATGTCGTCAATGTGCTCTTTGGTGTGAATGCGCGCGGTCACGTCGTATTTGTACCGAAAGTCAATGTCAATTAAGATGGGGCCGTCATTGTCGCGCTGTTTCTCAGTTAAGTGTTCGGAGGCGCCGCCCTCAATCACGTGTTTGTAATATAAGTTTAAGAACTCGCTGTATTTGCTGTCGGGAATGGAGAAGGTGCCGCCGAATACTTGCTCGCCGTCGCTAGACCCAATCCGCGTATTCGTCTTGGGTAAAGTGCTCTCGCGACTGATTTTATGGGCACGCATAAAGTCGTTGTATTTTTGTGAATGATTGTTCATTGAATCCGATTATATAGTATCATAATTATTTTCTAACCCCTTTTACAAAATTGATTGAGTACCTACCTTTGATATATCCACCCTTTTTGATATATCTTACATTTTGAGTCATCCACCCTTTGATGGTCAAAATATAGCGTTATGTTATATTGAATGAACTTTAAACGAATGTTGAATACACCGATTGGGCAAACATTGATTTCCATATTGCTCGGAATTGGTTTAGCGACAATGTTTAGAGAGGTATGTGAAGGGAAGAATTGTATCGTGTTTAATGGCCCAGTCATTAGCGAGATTGATGGAAAGACGTATAAGTATGACGATTATTGCTACAAATATGAACTGGCATCGGTGAAATGTAATCCCGCGAAAAGGATTATTGAGACGAGCAAAGAAGACGAAGGCAAGGGTATTTTAGACCCCGTTTGAGGGGGAAATTCCCCCTCTGACCCCCTCTATGAGGGTTATTAAAAAAAGGGATAGTTGTTTTCTTCGTGGTTAATCTTTGTTTATCCATCAATGAAGGGTCAGAGGGGTGAGCGTAGCGGAACCATGAGCGTAGCGGAACCATGAGCGAAGCGGAACCATGAGCGTAGCGGAACCATGAGCGTAGCGGAACCACGAAGGGGGGTCGCTAACCCCCTCAGGGGCTTCGCGGTAGACTTTATACAATTAATTACCTTTCATTGTATAGAATGGACCGAAATGATGTAACTCGTATTTCCGAATTGCCCGAAAACGGAAACTTTAGTGTTGGTGGTGGCCAAACCCGTAGTAGACAAGGACAAGACTTTGGTGGAAGGCAAGACTTCGGCGGCAGACAAACTCAAGGTCAGGGCCAAGATTTTGGTGGAAGGCAAGACTTTGGCGGCAAACAAGACTTTGGCGGTCGTCAAGGCCAGGGCCAAGACTTCGCTCAATCCCCCACACAATACACACCTCTCAATGTACATCAAAACCAATTCGGTATTCCACCACCAACGGATACTCAATTACCGACCATCTCTGTGAGAGGCGACAACCAAATGTATTCTGGGGCCCCACCTTTGGGTCCTCCGGGTGGGAGTGGCGGCTTTTCCGGTGAATCCCAATATCCGTCATTACCCTCTATGCCCAATCGCGGCATTCCGCAAGACACGACTGCTTTCCAAAACGACGAACACATGATTCCCAACCATATTCCAAGCACGAAGCTGACACACGATTATTTACGTGAATACGAGACCCGGTTGGAAAAGATGTCGGACCAGCATCAAAAAGAGAAACACAGAGAGGACTTAGTCGTTTCAACCTATGATGAGTTTCAGACCCCCATTTTGATTGGGGTTCTGTTTTTCCTTTTTCAATTACCGATTATCAATACGCTGATATTCAAGTATTTAGGGTTTTTGAAAATACACAATGAAGACGGGAATATGAACCTCTATGGTATGATTTTGAAAAGCGTTATGTTTGGGCTCTTCTATTATGGGTTTATTCAAGTGACGACATTCATATAATGTCTATTTCGACTACGTCTATTTCGACTACGTCTTAGACATTCATATAATGCGTTTTGACTACGTCTAATGTGTTGCGTTCATATGAATATAAAAAGACTTCGTAAAATACTATACTTAAATGACTACCGTGCCGTCCAATTTGCGTTCAATTATAACGGACTTTACTGCGGATTTGTCGGTGGTTTTTCCAGAATATGCCTTTATGTGGTCAAAATGGTCATCCGCGTCCGACGCCGAATACGAAAAACTCTACGCCCATTGTTTAGCGATATATCCCGAACGATTCTTTGACATTATGTACACAAACGCGGATATTTTTGATGCCGGTAGTAAGCACAACGTGGATTTCTTGCCCAATGTGGACTTCCGCATCTTGTTCAATTGCCCCGGTGTTAGTGAGAAGACGAAGACCTCTATCTGGAAGTATTTACAATTGATTTTATTCACGGCGGTAGGGTCGGTCAATGACCCCAAGCGATTTGGCGACGCCGCGAATATTTTTGAGGCGATGGATGAGAACGAACTCCAATCAAAGATGGCGGAAACATTGGAAAGCGTGGGGGAGTTTTTCAAGAACATGGAATATGACGATGCTGCTTCTGCTTCTGCTGACGCTTTGAGAGAGGCAGATGAAAACGCAAGTATGGACAATGAAGACACGCAAGGAACACAAGGTGTAGAAGGTTCTGAAGGCGCAGATGTGGATGAGTTGTCCAATGCAATGAAGGATATATTTGAAAGCTTACACAAAAACGCAGCAGGAACAAATGCCAATGGAGAGAAACCCGGACTCAAACTCCCCAATCCCGAGGTCCTAAAAGAGCATTTGAAAACGCTGCTTGACGGAAAAATCGGCAAATTAGCCAAAGAGTTCACCGACGAGTTCACCCACGATTTGAAAGACTTTTTTGATGAAACCGACGAGACCAATATGAAATCCAGCAAAGACGTGTTGATGAAACTCATCAAAGACCCCAAGAAGATGGTCCTCATTCTTAAGAAAATCACCACAAAACTCCAAGAGCGAATGAAACGCGGCGACATATCACAAGAAGAGTTGATGGGGGAGATGGCGGGGTTAATGGAGAAGATGAAAGATATGGGCGGCGGTGCCGACTTTGCCGATATGATGAAGGGACTCGCAGGAACGCCATTCATGAAAATGTTTGAAAAGGGACTTGGTGGAGGTGCCAAGATGGATATGAATAAATTGAACCAGATGAGCAAACAAGCGGAGATGAAAGAGAGGTTGCGCAAGAAGATGGAGATGAAGAAGGCGCAACAAGCGGCACCTTTGGCCTCAGATACAGCCAGTAAAACAAACGTCATCCCCGTGGGCGACAAGAATTATGTGGTGAAGATTGGCACGGAGGTTCAGGCAAAGTCTGGACTCAGGCCACCGAGTCATACACAGTCGGCACCAAGTGCTGCGCAGCCTTTGTCTGAGGAGGAACTAATCGCCCTCTTTTCAAAAAAGAGTAAATCTGGAAAGAAAGCCAAATAATCCATACATATAATATAATCGCGCACCAATGAGCATTTTAAAATATATAAGAATCCCCGTATTCATTGTTAGTTTAGCAATTGGACTTCTCTTTGTGTATATCTTCAATCCCGATAAGCGCAAGATTTTTGTATATCCGAGTCCCGAGAATGTGAATAATGTCCAGTACAAAGATTCCACGGGGGCGTGTTTTGAGTTCAAACAAACGAAGATGAAGTGTCCGGAGAATGAGAGCGAAATCTCAAAGGTCCCGGCACAAACCGCATAGAGTGTTTCTTTACTAGTCCCTCCTTTCCTACCGAATGGATTATATCTAAAAAATTGCTTAACGCAAAAACGGTACGTTTTTGTGGTAAGGTGTTTTCTGGGACCCGAATGGTCCCAGAAAATTGCATATAGATGAAATACTTGGTGTTTCTCCCTACGGGGAGGGTGTTTGTTAGATATAACCCCACCCTCCCGAAGGGAGGGGTATATCTAAAAAATTGCTTAACGCGAAAACGGCACGGCAAAAACGTACCGTTTTTGTGGTAAGGTGTTTGTTAGCTATAATCCCTACAGGGATTATATCTAAAAAATTGCATATAGATGAAACACATGGTGTTTCATCTGTGGGGTGTTTGTTAGATATAACCCCACCCTCCCGAAGGGAGGGGTATATCTAAAAAATTGAAAAAATAAAAGACATAAAGTGATATCATAATATATAGCAAAAATGAAGTTCTGTACCGAATGCAACAATATGTACTACATCAAAATCAATGGCGAGGATGCCAATACTCTCGTATATTATTGCCGATTTTGTGGCCATGAAGACGATGAGCCTACCGAAAGTGGCGTGGTAGTATTGCGCACCGAATACAAGAAGACCGAACAACAGTTTAGTCATATGGTGAATCGGTACATCAAACATGACCCGACGCTGCCGCGAATTGCCAATGTAAAATGCCCGAATGAGAGCTGCACAAGCAATGCGGCCACAAGCAATGCGGCCACAAGCAATGCGGCCACAAGCAATAAGCAAAGCGAAAAGGCATCTGGTGACAAGGCAGAGTCAAGCGTCATTTACTTGCGCTACGACGATGACAATATGAAATACCTCTATATTTGTGAAGAATGTGATACTACTTGGAAAACAGATGACAACAAATAAATGTGGGATGCCGATAAATAAATATATATTCCTGTTTTTTATGAATGTTAGTCACATCCCCTCCCTTCGGGGGAGCTCCTGAAAAATTGCTTGCTGATGAAACGCGTAGTGTTTCATCAGCGAGGTGTTTTTCAGCGCGACTTATCAGTCGCGCAAAAAATTGCGCATACAAATGGAGAATCCCAACGGGAGGTACGGTTGAATCGTAAATTGTATGCGGGGTTTATTGAGAGTCCCTCCCTTCGGGAGGGGCTCCTGAAAAATTGCTTGACGGAAAAACGGTACGTTTTTGCGGAAAGGTGTTTATTGACTGGGCCCCTTTGGGGCCTAGTCAAAAAATTGATTTAAAAACATAAATGATTTTATATTTCAAATATATACAAAATGGCAAATAATTATGAAGAAAGCGAATCCAGCAGCGGTTCTGATTCCGACGGCAACAGTCCCAAGAATGACTATATAGCCGCCAAAAAAATAAAGCTACCTTCTCACCTACAAATTGGAGGCGTAGGTGATTACGACGACAATAGCGAAGTCGACGAAGACTCGGACGACGACGATGATTATATGAACGAAGAAGACGCCGATGGACATTTAGACCAAGAGGATTCGGGCGCCGCCGCTGCCGCCGCAAATGTATTCTTTGATGATGATGAAGACGACGACGGCGACAACGACGGAGATGACGACGACGACGACAATGACGAAAACTATTTACAGAAGTTTTCCAGTGAAATGCGCAAGAATGTGATTGCCGAACACCACCCCGAATTGTTGATTCACAATTACCACGAAATAGAGGCGATGTGTAATATTGTGCGAAATGAGCGAGGTATCGTCGTGGACCCGCTACACAAGACACTGCCGTTTGTTACCAAGTATGAACGCGCTAAGGTACTGGGAGAACGAGCGAAACAAATCAACGCGGGTGCTCGGCCTTTTGTGGTAGTGAGCGACGAAATCATAGATGGATATGTCATTGCTCTGATGGAGTTTGAACAGAGGAAGTTGCCGATGATTATTCGGCGCCCGTTGCCGAACAATGGATGCGAATACTGGCGCGTGGCCGATTTAGAAAACCTTGTCTAAGGTATAGAAAACCTTGTCTAAGGTATAGAAAACCTTGTCTAAGGTATAGAAAACCTTGTCTAAGGTATAGAAAACCTTGTTTAGAAAACTTGGTCTAAGGCCTTTTGATAAGATGTGTTTGTTTTTTACCGAAAGGTCTCAAAAAATTGTTTATAATGGAAACGTGAGTTTCCATTATAAAGTGGTTTTCCGCGCGACTTATAAGTCGCGCTGAAAAATTGCTTGACACAAAAAACGGCACGTTTTTGTGGCAAGGTGGTTTTCAAGGGCCTACCCTCCCTTCGGGAGGGGCCCTTGAAAAATTGATAACGAGAACGCTTTACTTTACGAAACCACATAAAGTAAAACCACATAAATAAACAATGTCCAATCAACCTCTCAAAACCCCCACCATATTCCGCGAAAACGTCCGGTCCAAACTCATCGCGAAGTTCGGTTTGGATATGAACCCCACGATTTTAGCAAACGTGGAAATCGGCATTTATAACTATGCCATCAAAGAGGCAACCAATCTGAAAATCATCAAGAAATGGGACGCACCCGCCTTCTCCACGATTTATATGGACCGTTTGCGCACAGTCTATGCCAATTTGAAGAACGAAAACTTGCGCCAACTCTTGAAAAACGAAGACGTGAGTCCGAAGACACTGGCATTCATGACCCACCAAGAAATGAACCCCGAACACTGGAATACAATGATTGAAGCGAAAATCAAGCGCGACAGCAACAAATACAACATCAATGTCGCGGCGATGACCGAGATGTTCACGTGTAAGAAATGTAAGTCCAAGCGATGTACCTATTACGAATTACAGACGCGGTCGGCGGATGAACCCTCTACGATTTTCATCACGTGTGTGGATTGTGGCAAGCACTGGAAGCAGAATTAGCGGGACCTACGGACCATTCTCCTGCTCTTGCTATACCGTTTTTTAGACTTGCTAAAAGCCCGTTTTTTAGACTTTTTTCCGCCATGGTAGAGAGACCCCTTTCTATTCGCAAGTGTTTCTAAACTATATTTGTCGGGCAACGTGACATTGGACTTCATTGTAATAATAGGTTTTTTTGTTACAAATGGGTTATATCCATCCATATCCGTAGAGAACACACTTTGTAAAGCCGAAGGTGTATTGTCGGGAATGCTTGGTATAATTATCGGAGTGTTAATTTTGCTATTTGCATTATCCAATTCTCGGCGTTTTCCCAAAAGCTTCTGTCGCCTCTCTTCAATGAACTGTTCCGCGTCTGTTAATTGCATATATATTATACCAAAATAATTGATACCGATAAATACAAGTTTTTACAAGTTCTGATAACTTGTAAAAATAGTAGACTAAGCAATTGAGAGATTTGCGAAGGGTCTACATCTGTTGATGACTTAGGTCCGCCTTTGACTTAGGTCCGCCTTTGACTCTTTTGTTTTTTCCCACGTCTCTTCTTATTTTGTCTTGTCTTTTGCCCACGTTTTTTGCGAGAACCGCCCATCATGGAACAACTTTCATTATTGCGACAATTTGCTGCCGCGTCGGATTGAGCATTATATACATAAGTACTTGCGTCTGCCATATCAGCAAATGTTTTTAAGTTCTCAGCAAGCCTTCCTTGTTTTTCTGGTAATATTTTTTTATTATATATTTCACCCAATAAATATCTCATATTGTCATACTCATACGTAGGGTCGTTTCCTTTTAATTTATACACCTTAACATAAATGTATGTATGACCCGGATGTGGTGAATCTGGTCCATTAAAATAAACGTCATAATCTTCTGGATTAACTTCTTCCCAATCATCGGTTGGTTTTCCTTTGACAGGCATTTTTGTTTTCAATGCGGGAGTATCAATTTCGTTTCTTTCAAATGGATATAAAAAAAATCTTTTCCATGAGTCATGCATATTATTTTTATAAAATCCATCTTTAACCAAAATATAACCCGCCATAAATATAAATTATCCACATACAATATTGTCAAAAAGACTCCCTTTAGGGAGCCTTTTTTCAACGGATTAGATGAGGCGTCCATTTGGGACGCCTCATCAACATTATTTACCCCAACAACATAAAGATTTTCGCCCCCAGAAATATATATGTCCGGCACCGATATCCCCGACAATCCCAAAAACACCAATTACCGCCTCTATATATTGGACCCGCTGTCCGTGATTGTGAAGCTCGCCATCTTGCGCAACAAACCCGTCGGCACAAAACTCCGCATCACGGATAACGTCTTCTATATCCAGGAACCCGGTCCCTTCCAGGCGCTCTGTCGTATTTATTTCAATTCCGGAAAAGCCGACCTCCAATACCTCTATAATCCCATTCAAATCGCGTGCGGCACGTTTCTCAATGCTCGGTTCTGTGACCGAACCCCGCAAATCCGCAAGCTGTTTCAATGTGCCATCGCGGGACTTGACCGCCTGAAAGAAACGTACAAAGCCTGCCCCGTGATTGTATTATGCCTAAACCTCTATATCAACGTGATTGAGAACTATTTGGACGAATACATGAACGACAAGTTGTTCAAGAAGGACGCGATGACGGCGGTATATGACGCGACCACGATATCCACGCTGAACGGCATTTGGACCGCCGACCGCATCAAAGTGGTGATGGATATCATTGAGTTTTTATGTACGGACAATTTGGCGTCCAACAATGTCCAGTCGTTGGAAATATTCATCAACAATATTGATTTGATGATGCCGCAACTGGTGAATCAGTGATTATTCTTCGGCGATTTTAGAAGTGAAATACTGGCCTAAGTCTTCAGAGACTATATCGTCAGATAAGGCTTTATCCAAGTCACCTACTCCGTTAACGGTCAAGTCACCGACGACTAAGTCACCGACGACTAAGTCTATATCGTCCGATAAGGCGCTTACAACTTGTCGCGGCCTTGAAATCTCGTCAATCATCGCCTTGTATTTCTTATATTTCAAATCTTCTAACATCGGCGGCGACGGATTTAGAAATGTTTTCAAATAATCAATGGAATAATGGATAATTAAAATGACTAACACGGATACAATCACGATGTTGAACACCATATATCAAAACAACTGTTATTTTGATATGTGATAGAAACGCACACTCTATTTCTTGGCAGACTTGCGCGCCTTTGTCTTGCGGCGACGTTGCGACTTTCGGTTTTTGCCACCAAACATACGATTACCCACCATCGGAGGTTTCTCTTCCATCTGAGGTTTCTCTTCTTCCATCTGAGGTTTCTCTTCTTCCATCATCGGCTTTTCTTCTTTTATCATCGGCTCCTCTTCTACCTTTGGCTCCTCTTCTACCTTCGGCTTAGTCGGATTGCTATCCTTGGTCGGTTCACCCTTCTTAGTCGGATTGCTATCCTTAGAGAAAAGTCCAAAGAAATCAAAACCAGATGCCTTGGGCTCGGCATTTTTCTGTTGTATCAACCCATCCAGCTTCATATTCTCCGCATTCAACTTCTCTATCTTTGCGGCATTAGTTTTCCTTATTTCTTCGCATTTATTTTCAGAATCTTTCTCCAATTCTCCTATCTTTTTCAAATTGGCCTCCTTTTTTTTTGATGGGTCCGACGATAAGAAATCAAGTATTCCAGCACCTCTCTGTTGTCTTCGCGGCATTATACAATAAGCGCATAAAAAAGCACAACCCTAAACAATATAAACGCATATCCCAGAAAATAATCATCTAAATGCCATCGCTGATACTCGTTGAAAAGACCGGGAAACTCAAGTCCATCAAAATGGACGGCCTAGATATTCCCAACCTTTGTAAAAAATGCGGGTTCAAAAGCATAGAGGGATTCGCACTTGCGCATACTTGGACCGTGGCATTCAACGAAATAGAATACAAGTTGTGCCTCTATGGCAAAACCGAGGGCCGCGCCAATTCCGAGAACAAATATGAGTTCCCTCCTCCCATGGACAACACCCTCTTTTTCGGCAGTTGCGTCGTTTTAAATATGGAAAACAACGAGGTGACCGACATATCGGTGAAAGAGTTTGAAGATATGATGGAGAATTTGTATGGCGGTTTTGAGGATGTGAACTCGGAACCTTCATCCGAATCCGAGGAAGAAGACACCGATTTGCCTAAAACCAAGGACGGGTATGTGAAGGACGGTTTTATCGTGGATTCGGATGAAGGATCCGAAGGAGATGAAGATGAAGAGTCGGAAGAAGAAGAAGATATAGAGTCGGAAGAGGAAGAAGAGGTTGTCGTCGTAAAACCAAAACGCGCTGTGTTGCCTAAAGTGTCGCAGAGGAAAAAGGCGACGAAAAAGGAGAAGGCGGAACCGATCCTCATAGACTGTTCCGACGAATTGGAGGAGGAGGAATATTTGCCGATGGCATAAGTGCTAACGACCGAAGTGTAACGACCGAAGTCTGAGTCGCCCCCTTTGGGGTGGGACGACCGGTAGAAACCCTCTTTATCCTGGTAATGCCAAAATGATAATACCAGAACCACCCGTGTTTGCCGGATTTGAACTGCCTCCGCCACTACCCGTATTTGCTCCCGCGTTTGCAACATTGGTAGTTGTTGCCGTATATCCGGGTAAAAAAATGCCCTTCCCACTGGCAAAACCACTGGTTCCTGAACCAGCACCGGCATACGAATTGCCGGCAACATATCCGCCAGGCCCACCCGCCGCCCAATAAGTATTTGGATAAACTGCCGAAATACCAGAAACCGTCGGTTTTTTCGGCAAGCCGCCATCGCCACCGAATCCTCCAGCCGACCCGTTTGCTCCGGTCCCTGCTGAACCACCACCGCCACCGCCGTAAGATGCGGTTGTGCCTCCCGCAAACCCATTTCCACTGGTTCCGCCTAAACTTGCTGTTCCAAATGCGCCACCAGTACTCGTGACATTGAATGCGCTATTTACCGAAAAAACCATGGTAGATGAACTTCCATTTGAACCTGCCGTGGCTGTTGGCGCAATACTAAGTGTAACCGTTTGCGAACTGGTTACTGAAATAGACCCTTCCTTAAATTGGCCGGCGCCGCCTCCGCAAACAAAACCACTGCCGCCGCCACCAACACATAAATAATAAATCGTTGTCGGAATAGAATCCGTTTTTGTAATTGTATAATAATTTGATGTTGTATTTGTGAATGTATATACTTTATAATTGGCTCCACCAATGATGGTTGAAGTTCCAGAAACCGAAGGATTGATTGAAAAAACGCTGGGCGCAATGCTAGGTATGCTTTTAACCATACCACCCAAACTACTAAAAACCGAAATCATTGCTATAATATATTTGAGAAACAATATAGAAAGATTTCACCAATTAATCCAAATGGACTACGCACACATATTACATCGTTTCCCCGCCTTTGAACTTTCTTATGAAACATTTGCGCATAAGAAAGTTCCACCAATATACAACATTTGTCTTTCCATTCCTACTGGGAAGAAACAGCTCATATGGTTCACCTTTGACAACGAAGACGACATCGCCATATTGATTGATATCAATAAATCGCACCAAATTGTCAAAACCACACGCATCCATGTTCCGGCGATAACGACCGAGACCTATTATGGAACGTTGTTGTATGGTACGATGGTCCCGACCGGTGACAGAAACGTATTTGTCATTGAAGACCTGTGCCATTATCGCGGGCGCAATGTGAAATATTTGTTGTTTGGTGAAAAACTCACCTATTTACAAAAACTGTTTGTAAAAGACTTGCCGGAGCAGGTCTTGTCAGATGATCACGTGACAAATAACTACGACGATAATGATCGCGTCATTCTCGCGCTCCCCTATATGCGCGTGACTAATGACGCCGACCTGGATTCACTCCCCTTCTACGAATCCATGACAAAACCCGCAAAATACGTCACCCATCATATCCAGTTTCGTTCATCAAGTACGGTGGCGCCTTATTTGAACCACATTTACAAGAAACCGCAACCGGTTGTTGAACCCTCTACAACAGTCTTGGTTCCAAGAACCGACATGAATCCTCGGTTGCCCGCGTATTCCAAGAATGCCGTGTTCCGAGTCGTTGCCGATATCCGCGACGACGTCTATCATATGTTTGCTTACAGTGGCAGCAATCCTGTCTACGTGAATGTAGCATACATTGGGACCCGCGAACAAAGCAAATATATGAACTCGTTGTTCCGCAAAATCAAGGAGAACATCAATATTGATTACGGGGAAGAAAGCGATGATGAAGAGACGTTTCAAGATATGCGTGTTGACAAATACGTGGACCTGGCGAGAGAACATATGGTGGAATGCGCATTCAATCGGAAGTTTCGTATGTGGGAGCCGATAAGGAAAGTGGAGACCAAACATTATATCCACATTGCAGAATTGACCGCAGCACAAGAAGTGAGACCGCAGCAGGACAATCGGCCCTACCCGAATCAGGGAAACAAGCTGTATCCGAATCAGGGAAACAAGCTCTACCCGAATCAGGGAAACAAGTCTTATCCGAATCAGGGAAACAAGCTGTATCCGAATCAGGGAAACAAGCCCTACCAAAATAAATCGTATCAATCCAAATAATTCTTTACAAAAATAATTTGTTATACAAATTATTTTTTATCCATTACACAAAGGTGTTTTTTAAGCCTTCTCCTCCTAGGGAGGAAGCAGATCCTCCACCACCGGAGGCGGATCCTCCCGTAGAGGGTCCCGCGACCTCATCTTTCTGCTCCATTTCGTCCAATTGCTCCTTATGTAGCTTCATTTCCGTCTGGATTTCCGTCTTATTCTGAAACCCGCGCCAACTGGATTTCCCCTCAAAATAATTCCACAATGGCAACGACTTCTTGCTATTATAAATCAATAAGAACTTGAGCGCCTCTATGGATGAATAAGCACAATACCTCTTTATTGCCAACACATATTTATCCGTAATTTTCACAAGATTCGCAATTTGTTCTCCCATTATTTTACACGGAAAATAGGATTCACACATCACAAATTGCAATATAAACTTCGGAGTAAAATACTCCGTCCTATCGTTATTATATTGAAACTTACTATAGAGTTCCAAGCACTGGTCATTACGCCCCGCCTGAAGTTCCAACATACAATCAATCAATATCTGCTTGCCGACCATCACCAGGGCATCCAAGATATCCAAGTAGGCGCGGTCCTTCATCGTCGTAGTATCTGTCCGTATCAATTCATCCGCCAATAAGTCGCGACCAATATAATTCAAAATATACCGGTAAATCGGGTTGCGGTTCTGCATCCGCGCCTGGATGCTTTCCGTCAATGGGCGCAGCTCCACGTGCTCTATATGAACAATGTATCGGTGAAAATTCGTCAAGTACTGAGAGTTGGCCTTCAGCGTTTTCTCCAACATTTCCGTATTGGCGACAAAGGGTTTCACATGCTCGTAAAATGGCGTATATTTGTCAATCGCCTCTTTTAATGCCCGGTCTTTGCGGTTCAACTCTCCGCTTGGAAACACGGTGTTATCAAATACGTCGCAAAAGATACGCGGCATTCGCCGCGAAGCGACGGCATCCGACAAGATTTCCGTGATTCTCCTACTACACGTATTGAACGTATTCGCGTGGTCACACTGATTGCGCGGCGGCTCATTTCGCCCATTTTCGCGCATCCACTGATAATAGTGCGGGTTATGGACCACCCCGCGCTCCACCGTCCCCTTGCTCCAACTGAACGCGGTCTTACATTCCGTACACCACATTTGGTCGCATCCATCGGTCTTGGAAATGCGCATCCCGCAGCCAGGGCACGGACGCGTATTCTTGCGCAATTCCTCCACGGTATCCACGTCCTCCTGTTTACATACGTGGTCGTCTTTTTCGCCGGCAATCGCGACAAAACATTTGGGGCACGTGTATTTTGAGCACAAGTCGCATTTGTACTGGGAGGACAACATCCCGCGGCATCCGTCCGTCTGGCACTGCATCACAAACTTGCGCGCCACCGTGGTATTAGTATTGCCCATCTCCAGTCGCACGTTTTCGTGTTCCCGATACAGTTCCGATATTTGATTACGTAATTCGTTTATTTTCTCCATAATTTCCGCCATTTTCTTGTCCGAATCCGAGATTTTGCCGAATCGCAGGGCGCCCTCATAATACTCGGGGATTTTAGCAATCTCCGTGTCAACCAATATGTTTCGGCGATGGATGCGGTAGTCCTTGTCCATGAAGGACGCATTGAGCGCGGTCTTGGTGAACTCAATGTTCCATTTGTTGCGACATTTCATACAATGAGGGTCTGACGTGATGCCCGTCAAATAGGTGCGCACACATTCTTTACACGCTTCGTATTCGCAATTGGAAAAATAACATTTCACGACGTGTCGCGTGGATTTATTGTAATGACTACAGCAGATTTGACACATAGGTGCGGTTTCCATAATTGATATTCTGTATATATATACAAAACCCGTTTATATCTTTTATGAATAACCAGAAGTTTTGCGTGATATTTGATATTGATGAGACGATGGTACAGTACCTACACACTGCCGCAACAATCAATAAATGGCGTTCATATAAACACGATAAAATAGAGGCACGCGAAAACGACGAGTATGTCCTGCTTTTCCGCCCGGGATTGCGCGAGTTTATCAGGTTCGCAAAATCAAACAACATTGATATTGCCATTTGGACCTATGGGAACCGGACCTATTCCCAGTTTATTGAAGGTGAAATCACTCGATACGCGGGGCTTGATAAGAGCCCCTTTGTATTCGTGTATTCAAGCGAAGAAATCAAGGAGGATTTAGCAAAGGGCCGCGGGGAAAAGGATTTGCGCCGCGTCTTTGCGGCTTTTCCTGCGAAATACACGGCATCCAACACATTCTTGGTGGACAATCGCGCGGCCAATGTTTTCCACGAGGCCAATCGCGAAAATGGGATTGTCGTGGAGTCATTTGATATCACTACTGGATACCGGCAAGATAAGGACAATATGTTTGAAAATCTCAAGCGTATTTGTGGAAAAATACAGACCCAGACACCATCTATTCTCAGTTCTATTTTCTCAGAATCAAATGTCTTGAAAACTGGGATTGGTCAATTTTACAAGAAATACATAGTGAAGGGGACGCCGATATCGCTGGTGAGCGATGGTGCCGTGGATAGAGATTCCGACTTTTATCCGGCGCGAACACGCCGACCACCAACCACAAGAAGAACCGGTAAATCGGGAGGTGGGAAAAAGAGGGCGACCCGGCGAACATTTATGCACTGAACATAAATGAGAAGGGTGCATAAATGTTCCAAACATTTATGTTAAGGGTGCATAAATGTTCCAAACATTTATGTTAAGGGTGCATAAATGTTCCACCAATAAGCATTTATAAAAAAACATAAAGTGTTATCACAATCCATCAATATGGGAAACACAGCGTCGGGACAAATCACAGCCAATTTTGAAGATATACAGAGAGGGCACGCCATTCTAATCCACACAATGGAAGATGAAACACTATTGATTGATAAAACGCTCACAATCGCAAAAGAAACGGACAAGATAAACGGTCTTTTACATGCGCACAACTATGACACGCCCATTATAGTATATGGAAAAAACGTGGATGACTATGAAATCCTTCTTAAAAAACACGCACAACTAGTGAAGCTAGGATTTAGAAATGTTTGGTTTTACCCAGGAGGGCTTTTTGAATGGATATTGTTGCGCGATGTCTTTGGTCCTCAGCAGTTTCCAACAACGGCGGTCGTAAAAGACCTGATAAAATACAAACCAAAAGACGCAAGTATATAAGAAGGCTTGGAGTAAATAAAACTATGGAACGCATAGTTTTATTTCACACGAATATCTACCTAGTATTTATAATAGGATGCTTAATAAAGTCCGCAATGCAATAAACCTGAGTGTTGCTAATAACTCCAAAATGTCAAATGATCTTATTGAACAATCAATTCCATTTGGTCAGAGCGTAAATGATTTTGTTGCGGCAAAAGCGGAAGCGACTCCACCCGAGATTATTTATACAGGCACTGGCGCTGGTCCCACCGGTCCCACTGGACCGAGGGGCCTCGCAGGTGTAAACGGTGTAAATGGAGCAAACGGTATAAATGGAACAAACGGCACAAATGGTGTATCTTATACAGGTTCAACTGGGCCTACTGGTCCTAACGGCGCCAATGGCTCAAATGGTGTCAACGGTGTAAATGGCGCCAATGGTCTCCAAGGCGATACGGGTCCAGCAGGTGCTGCCGGCGCAGTAGGACCAACGGGTCCAACGGGTCCTAACGGTGCCAATGGCGCCAATGGCGCAAATGGCATAAATGGTACGAATGGTGCTGTAGGTGACACGGGGGCGACAGGTCCCACTGGTGCTGCAGGTGCTACTGGCGCTGCAGGCGCGAATGGTATAAATGGCACGAATGGCACGAATGGTACAAATGGTGCCACGGGTCCCACAGGTCCAGCAGGTACCAATGGCACCAATGGCACCAATGGCGCCGAAGGCGCCCAAGGAATCCAAGGAATCCAAGGCATCCAAGGCATCCAAGGCATCCAAGGCGCCCAAGGCGCAAGCTCAGGTCTCGTATATTTCTTGAACTACGACAATCGCCCCATTTCCAAAACATTTACCAATTTAGGCCAGTCGTTCACGTATTATTTAGCAGAGCAAACCGTAAATACGAATGCGTCTTTCGTATACACATTACCTGGTGGTGTCGGACCTTATTCACTACCGCTTACCGGCGCAACGGACACCCAATATTTCATGCAATTTATATTGGCCCCCGACACTGTTACCAACAACTTTATCCCTGGCGGCACTTGGAATATGAACCTCTATGCGTCTTCTACCAGCGACACTTTCGCAAACAATTATATTTCGTGGCATCTCTATTATAACACGGAATCGGACGGCGCGGGCAATTACAATTTGGTAAAGCTCGCGTCCAGTTCTCAGCGATTCTTAACCGGGAAAACGGCGCGCGAATATCGCGTTGAAGGCGCCGTGCCCACGACTTTCTTGACGAGCCCAAACAAACAGTTGTTCTTGAAAATCACCGTGGGTGCCACTGTGGCGAGCAGCGACCCGATTACCTTTTATTTTAGCAGTACCTATCCCGCGAATATCCAAACCTCTATTCCGATGTTGGGGGCCCAGGGAGCTACCGGCACGTCGTATTTGTCTCTCCAAACGAGTAGCACTAATTTATACTATGCGTCGGGCAATGTAGCGATACAAAAAACAACGGCGTCCTATCCGCTTGACGTCTCGGGAAGCATCAATACGACCGAAACCTATTTAATAAATGGCACGAACTTGTTATTGGATACGCCTCTCTTGGGGAATGCCACCGCAACCACACAAGTCGCAGCAGATAATTCAACGCGTGTCGCAACGACGGCGTATGTACAAAGCAAACTGAGTGTGTTTGATGCCAGTATCAATGGAAATGTCTATAATAAGACGACGATTGATAGTAGTATCAACTCTATTCTAGGGTTCTATACATCGACAATAAACATGAATAATCGGTTCAATTCAACTGACCTAAGTATTAATAATTTACGGCAAGATATCAATTCTCTTGTTGTTACTGGGTCGGTAAAAGACCCAAGTATTAATGAGTTATATTTATATAACATTGTTCAGGATACAAGCATTAATGCGCTTCCTACAAAATCCGCAATTGATAGTTCGCTGAGTCTTTACTATACTAAGAACGCGATTGACACCAGCATCAATAGTAACATCTATAATAAGACGTCAATTGATGCCAGTATCAACTCTATTCTCGGCTTCTATTCCAACAAGTCCGCGATTGATAGTTCGCTGAGTCTTTACTATACTAAGAACGCGATTGACACCAGCATCAATAGTAACATCTATAATAAGACGTCCATTGATGCCAGTATCAACTCTATTCTCGGCTTCTATTCCAACAAGTCCGCGATTGATAGTTCGCTGAGTCTTTACTATACCAAGAACGCGATTGACACCAGTATCAATAGTAACATCTATAATAAGACGTCCATTG